AATACACCATCGTCAGTTGAATCGCCTGTTACGTAAATTTCTTCATTTAATACAGCTTGCTCACCTAAAGTAGCAAAAGCTGGGAAATAGAAATCATAACGTGTTGATCGACTCCACATACGTGCGAGTCCTTGTTGATATGTTAAATCGGCTCTAATAGAAACTAGACCGATAATAACGCCGTGTTCAACGAACGATTGAGTAAAGCCATGATTGTGAGACAAGGCAGTACCCATAGCAGCAAGTGTACCCAGAGGGGTAGTCGTACCGGACGCACTAGTTCCAGAGGTCTGCGCAATTGGATTGACGTTGATATCAGTTGAACCACCACCCAAATACTCAGGACGCTGTAAGCGAGCGTCAGGGCTGATGACACCAAAGTGAGAACGAATAATTTCAGTATATCGTGTACCTCCACGTGCATCCCTTTCGAGTAATTTTTGTATCTGGAATGATTGGCGCAACTGATTAATTGTTGCTGATGTTGCTGTTGAAAGATCTGCGTACAAGCCTGATACGCCTGAAGTAACTACTCCAAGATCTTTGCTTGTACTGGTACTACCAGTATTGTGTAAACCGCCTAAAGTTTGGTTATATGCGGATGCAGTTGCATTTAATGTTCCGGCAGCTGAACTGCCTAAACCATATTGTGTTGCACCATCGTATAAACCTAAAGATTTACCTGTTCCATAGACGGGTGCACTTGTTCCTAATGGTAATGTTACAGCATTACCTTTCTGTGGCCATGGTAAAGCTGATGTGAAATAGTCTTTACGTTTGCCACGTCTGAGTAGTGTGTAATTAGCTACAGTATCAGGGCCATCGCCCTTATCTACTACTACAGAATTTTGTAAATTTTCATCTCTAAACCATTCGTTATAGATGAGATTGTAAGCACGTGGCCAAAAGGCACAGTGACTTACTGTTTTTGTTGCAGTTACTTGGCCTACTGTTGGTAGTCCCATATAGTCCTGCAATGAGCCAATGGCATAGCCACTGGCTGGTGACACCTGTTGAGGTACAACATAAGATATTGAATCCGATGGATTATCTTGTTGTCCCATAAATTTTTGCCAATTGTTCCAAATTAGTCGATTTGGTACAAAGAAGAAAAATGATTCTAAATGTAAATTATCCATAACTGGATAAAGTGGTGTTGACATGCGTGCAAAGGCAGTCATATTTAGATTGAATGTGTCCCCGGGTAGAACTTCGTCTACATAGACGGGGACTAGATAGCCAGCATCGAAAGTTGTTTTATGTGTACTTTGACAGTCAAATTTAGAGCGGGGAATATCCGCTTTTGGAATCATTGTGAACTGATGTATGTCTACTGAACGATTGCGATGCATATTGGCTCCTAAGTTGTTCCGTGAGAGGGATAAACCCCCTCTCTACGGTTAGTTTTGTAATTTTACTTGTTTACCCAGACTAAGTAATTTAGGTTGTTCGTGCAACTCAAATACTCCTGTGTTGTCGTCAAACTCTCCAAATTCGAACAAGTCGAAGTCGTCTGGGTGGTTATATAGCTGATTATCATCAGCAGCGCGATTAATTTCATCGCTAAATGAACGGATAGCTACGCCCGTTGATGGTACAAACATTGGTCGACCGAAAGCATCTGCCGCGCGGTCTTTTACTGAACATATGGATAGTTTCATGAGGTTTCCTAAGTGAGGCTACGTTTAAGTTTTTGAAGTTTAGCATTCTGGACAATTTCTTTGACTATTAGTCTTTCCTGAGTGTTATCTTCGCTATTTAGTTTACCGTTAATTTCACGTTTGTAAAGTATTTCGTCAAATTCATATGGATAGTCCGTTTTATATTTTTTATCGTAGAACTTAGGTGGTTTTACCTTTTTTCCTTTAATTATTACGTAATCATGGGGATATACGTCTGTTTTGTATTTTTTGTACCAGTCATAGCCTATTCCGGGCTTTAATGACATTTTATTAAATTCGGGTTTACGTGTAGTTATTTCCCCAGTTTCAGGGTCAATTTCTGTGTAATGGGCTTTTGAGTTATGTCCGGTTACTTTTTTCATAATATATCGCGCAACGTATGCTGCTGATTCAAAGTTAACGTCTCCAATGGAGGAATAACCAAATGGCCACAGAGCTTCAAGGTCTTCGGATCTATAAAGCATAGCACCAGAGGGAGACCTTTTCCATAGTTTTTTATCATGAAAGTCGTGTCCGAAGATACAGGCGTGGAAGTGAGGTCTGCCGAAATTTTCGCCATATTCTCCAGCCATGTAATAGCGGATTCTAGTGTTTCCGAATTTTTTGCGAAGTCGCTTAATGAAGAGTTGAAAGTCTTTGTAATGTAAGCTGCCATCGCTTGGGAGATGTGTATTGTCATATGTGAGTGTTATGAAACAGTTTTTATCGTGTGTTTGGGCTTCATGCATACAACGCATAGCCCATTGTCGTGATCTTTCTAACCTGCAGCCAATACATTGGCCACAGGGTAAAGATAGTGTTTTGACGGTATTAAACCAACGTCTTTCTTGAAAGACGATGGAACCGTCAGCGCATTGATATGCGCTTAATGGATGATAGCAAGGCATGTGAGGTGCCTGGGGGTTTTATTAGAACCTCCAGCCTCCACGCTGGGGGGCTGATCTCATATTAGGTGATTTAGTCTTTCGGCTATGATGCCGAAAACTTCTAGCTGATTTCTTTTTGCTTACTGAATGTCTACGCATATACATATTTATCTCCTTTTGTGGTTGGTGTCACCTAGCACAGTTACATCTAGTAAGGTAACTGTGCTTGCGGTCTATTCGACCGCTTTTTCCTGAGGAACTTCAACGACTTGCGGCAGTTCCACAGGGTTATTATTAACGAGGCCTAGTTTAATAGCCTCTTCTTTATTTTCTGGATTATCGAGAAACTCGATAAGTTGAGCTGGGTCGTTTTCGAACCTAGCTCTTATTTGGGCTGGCAGGGACATAAATTCGTCCTCTGCAGCAATTACTTGGTTTAAGGCAGTATGGTAGTCACCAATACCGGTAAAATCGCCATAGCGAGGCGATAAAGGAGCTTCTGGTAAAAGTCCTGTTATGTTGAATTGACGAAGGATATTGTTAATATCACATTCGTCTTTAAAATGCTGCTGAGCCAGGGAAGCATCCTCACAATGCAACCCTGACTCATTTGACGCAGCATCTTGGTCATAGTTATATGGTGTACGTAAAAACGGTGGTTTTTTCATCTTGGATAGTATGGTAATGGTTTTGGTTTTAATGCATTTACTGCTTGTGTAGCATTGCTAATGACTTGTCCTGCATCTCTTGCATAGGGTCTAAGTTGGCCATATTGTGTTTTGGCCATATCTTCTTCTGGTTTTTTTATAGTGTATGTTTGCCTTGTGGCAAGTTCTTCCGCACGTGTTTTTCCTATTTGTGCGGATGTTAAATGTTTTTGCTCATGTGTCAAAATTTCAGTAGCAATTTTGTTTTTTAGTTCTTGGGAAATGTTAGGCATTCCCAAAACTATAGCCGCTGTTTCAGCGTCAATTTTGCGAGCAGATTGATCGTTAACGTTAGTACGAGATATGGATTCAGTTGTATTTGCATCTTTTAATTGCAAATCTGCATTAGCTGTAGCTGATGAATTATATGCAGCAACTCCAGCACCTAATGCATTTTTCATTGTAGCTGTTGATACTGATCCCATTGCACCCGTTGGTGTTCCGGCTCCGCCTTGCGTATAAGCTAACATTGGATTTAAACCTGCAGCTTTCATATCATCTACGGCAGTTTGATATTGTGTTTTTCGCATACGCTCTTGAAAATCCATTTGAGCTTGAGCCTGAGCAGCACTAGCAGCATTAGCTGATTGTGCTATATCCCAGTTTTTTTGATTGGTTTGCATTTGGCCTATAAAGCCTAAAGCACCACCAGTTAATCCGCCGATATCCATTAGAAATGATCTATTAAGCCAGGTACAGAGTACATTGGCATTGGACGAGCTTTCTTAACATCAAAGAAAGAATCAAAGATGAATTGTTGGCCGTTTGCTGATGAACCAACGGCTAAGACACGAGATACTGGTGGTGTATCTTTAATAAATGTGTCATTTAATGTAGGCACAGCTGTAAATTTCTGGGCTAAATGCCAGCCATCAATCGTGCCTGCTGCAGTAGATCTAAATAAACTACTGATACGAGATGGATAATAACGATATTCTGCCCAACGTTCTTGGTATCCAAATACACCATCGTCAGTTGAATCGCCTGTTACGTAAATTTCTTCATTTAATACAGCTTGCTCACCTAAAGTAGCAAAAGCTGGGAAATAGAAATCATAACGTGTTGATCGACTCCACATACGTGCGA